AGGCAGGGAGGGAGGGAGCTCATATATGACCTGAAAAGAGATGAAAAGAAACGTCCGTAAGTATGTGTCCGTAAGTTTGTGTCCGTAAGTATGTGTCCGTAAGTATGTGTCCGTAAGTATGTGTCCGTAAGTTGCTATATATAGACATTGTCAGCTGTAGACTGGTGTAGCCAGCTGTAGACAGCTGTAGACTGCTGTAGTCAGCTGTAGACTGCTGTAGACAGATGTAGTCAGCTGTAGACTGCTGTAGACTGGTGTAGTCAGCTGTAGACTGGTGTAGCCAGCTGTAGACAGGTGTAGTCTGCTGTAGACTGGTGTAGACAGGTGTAGACAGGTGTAGACAGGTGTAGACTGCTGTAGACAGGTGTAGTCAGCTGTAGACAGGTGTAGTCAGCTGTAGACTGCTGTAGACAGGTGTAGACAGGTGTAGACAGGTGTAGACAGGTGTAGACTGCTGTAGTCTGCTGTAGACAGGTGTAGCCAGCTGTAGACAGGTGTAGACAGGTGTAGTCAGCTGTAGACTGGTGTAGTCAGCTGTAGACAGGTGTAGCCAGCTGTAGACAGGTGTAGACAGGTGTAGCCAGCTGTAGACAGGTGTAGACAGGTGTAGTCAGCTGTAGTAAAAAAAATGATTTTTTTTTGATTTTTTGACCATTTCACGAATTATGCCTATTTATGTGTATTTATGAATTATGAGTATTTATGTCGAATTATGAATTATGCCTATTTATGTGTATTTGTGAATATTATAATCTCTTCTTCCTATGTCTTTTTGAAAGGTCATTAAGGCTTTTAAAAAGGTCATTAAGGCTTTAAAAAAGGTCATTAAGACTTTTAAAAGGTCATTAAAAGGTCATTATAGAGCATTATAGTAATAATAATAATAATAATAAGTAAATAATAAGACCAATTAAGGACCTAATGACCTTAATGACCTTTTTAAAGAAAATTGAAAAAAAATTAAAAAAATAAAAATAAAAATACAAAACGAATAAAAAATAAAGGTCAGGGGGCATTAGGGCATTAAAGGTCATTATCCCAATAAATCCCTTATAAATATGGCAGAAAAGGAGGATGTAATAAACCCCTTTAATAATCCATATATCTCGCTGAATTGTCGCTGATTACATTGCTGATTTCTCGCTGATTTCTCGCTGATTTCTCGCTGATTATTCTTTTGAAGCAAAATAAAAAATGATTAAGTTATATAAAGAAATAAATAATATTATATATTGTTAAGAAGAAATAATGGAAGATATAAAGAAGCAATCAGCAAGTGCTAAATGCTATGACAAAAAAATTAAAAATGACGCTGACTTCTATGAAAAGGAAAAGAAACGAGTTGCTGAATATATGAAAAATAGATATGCTACTGATGAAGAATATAGACAGAGAATTATGGAACAAAAGAAAGCAAGTTATCAAAGAAGAAAACAAATTATACGAAACATAAGCGAAATTCAAGTAAATTAACAATTGTTCATTTTTCCCCTAAATCAAGAAAAAAATGATTTAAGAATAACTTAAAATATAAAGTTAAGAAAATTATTTTCTCTACTAATAATAGAATGTCAAAACATCAAAACTTCGGTAGGGTCTTAATATCATCTATCTACAAGAGAACTTCACGGGTGTCAATTAAAACAGAAGAAGATTATATGAAGCAATTTAATATGAAAAATGAAAATCAAGGAGGATTATGTGAAATTGTTGGACTTCAAGAATATCAAGTAAAACCCTATTTCGATATTGATATTAAAGACAAAACCAATGAAGGATTTAATGAAGAAATCATTAATGACATTTGTAAAGACATACAAAAGATTTATAATAATGATGTTTATATTGGTAAAAGAGAACCAAGAGAAGCAAATGGAGTTATGAAATATTCTTATAGATTGTATTTAAAAGCTCGAATTACTTGGACTAATATTCCTGTTCTTTTTAAAGAGGTATTTGATAAATATGATATTATTGACAAAGGTGTTTATGACCCTAATAGAATATTGTTTGCTCCTTTAAGTGATAGAAAAAAAGATTTACAAGTTCCTGCTTTAACTAATATTAAAGGTTCTATATTTGATTGCTGTGCTACGTTTATTTACGAAAGTTATCAAGATTTGGATATTGGAATACCGAAAATTGAACCAAAACCAAAACCAAATACAGAACCAAAAATTGAACAAAAATTAAGCGGTGAAGATGTTGTAAATAGAATTATGGAGGGTGAAGATGATATTGATAAAATATTGGATGATGGAAATCCAGATAAATATAATAGATTAAGCACGTTAATTTCTAAATTAAGTCCAATGAGAAGTGAAGATTATCATAAATGGACTTATGTGAACTGGTGTTTAATGAATATCTGTGAAAAAGAGAAAATACCACGCAGAAAATGTATGGAACTTATACATCAATTCTCTAAACTTTCTAAATCTAAATATGATGAAAATATAGTTGATAAATGGATTGACGAGCATATAGATGTTAAAAGAGAGGTAGGTTATGGGTGGGTTTATTTATTACATACATGTATTAAAGAAGACAATCCAAAATACTATGAAAATATTAGTCAATCTTATTCATTTATGAAAAAAGAGTTTGAAAATACCAACGCTAAAATCCTTTATCCTCCTATGGTAGTTCATTTAGATAGAAAAGGCGAAAATATTATCCAACCTATTCCTTTATGCGAAAAGACAAATAGACATCTTGAATGTTCCGTTAAAGAAACCAACAAGAAAGGCGAAGAAGTTTATAAGAAGAAACGATTTATTGAATTATGGTTAAATGACCCTACCATTCGTAAGTATGAAAACTTCATATTTAAACCTTATCCACTTAAAATTGAAGAATATGAATATAATACTTGGACTGACTTTGAAATTAAGAAAACACCCTACGTTGAGGATAGTTCAATTATAGAGAGATTTTTAGATTATATGAAGAATTTGTTTAACGATGAAGCAGTTGTAAATTACATTCTTGCTTATTTCGCCAGTCGCATTAAGAACCCAGCAATTAGAAATAATGTATGTATTATTTTATATGGAGAAGAAGGCGATGGTAAGAATAGATTATTAGATATATTTAAGAATATCGTAGGTGAAAAATACTTTATTGAATTGGAAAATGCGAAGCAATTATTTGGAACTCATTCTTGTATAGAACAACAAAAACTATTCGTCTGTGTGAATGAAGCAAAAGGTAAAGATAATTATGAAAACAGCGAGACCTTAAAATCAAGAATTACAACCTCTACCCTTCAAATTAATCCAAAAGGAATACAAGGGTTTGAAATTGACAATTTCTGTGATTATTTAATGACAACTAATAACGCAAATGCTGTTGATTTGAAAGATAAAAGCAGACGATATTTATATGTTGAAACCACATCTTACTACTCTCGCAACAGTGAGTTCTTTAATAGTTTTAGTGAAGATATTGTTGATAATAAAAACGCTTTAAGAAACATATATGAATATTTGATGAAGTTTAATATTAAAACCGTTGTCCCAACTGGTAATTTTCAAAACCATATACCAATTACTGAAATACAAAAGCAAGTAATTAAAAATAATAGGGATAAGATATTATACTTTTTAGAAGATTTGGTAAATGAATATTTAAATGACAAAGATGATTTAGAAGATTTTGAGGTTGTCATTAAAAAAGAGAATGAAATAAAAATAAAAAATCATGAGTTATTTAGTAAATGGAATAAGTGGATTGAAAAAAATAAAATGGACTTGAAATATAATAATATCGCTTTTCATTCAAGATTAGGGCAATTGATGAATAAGAGAATAAATATTACAGATAAATGTATTTACAAAGATACAAATTGTAACACATTTATACGAGTTTCTCAATTAAAAGAGTTCTTCGCAAAACTCAATGAATAAATCATTTATATTATTTTTTTATATTTATTATAGTTAATAAGAAATGAATAATAGTTGTATTTTTGCTAAACCCTTTAAACCAATGGTATATACACCAACTGAAATTATATTTGAAAGCACAGGTATAAATCCATTTGAAAAACAATTTAGACCAGTAAAAAAAGAAATAACTTAAACCTTGTCATTTATACAGCAATTATTTTTATTACATTCTACAATATCAACTGATAACGATAATGGTAATGTTATTTTACCTTCATATTGTTTTTTTATTCGCTTCTTAATTTTATTAGGAAACGCAAACTCTTGACCTTCTGCTATGTTGTCATATTCATTCATTATATTGTTGATGAAATCGTTGCTTATATTTTCAATATCGTTGGTTAATTTACTATCTATGGCATTTGAAAGTTTATTGAACTTTATATATAACTGATGATATTGATTAATCTTTTCATATACTTTAAAGTTGCTTATCATACCTAATATGAGACCAGTTGAAGAATTCAAGATTATATTTAATATTTTCAACGTATTTTGGTCTTCTATTATTGAATTGATACAAACCATAACACTATTTGATACAATCAGCGGGATATTTATCATATTCTTAATGAAACTATAATAATTACAACTTTCTTCGCATAGTAGAGCAGAAATAAATGCTTTTTCTTTATATTGCTTTAACAAAAGTTCCTGAACCTGTGTTATCATATTATCTTATATTATAATAAGATTATAGAAAAATGAGTAGTATAGTTCAGTCTGTTTTATTTAAAAAAACTGATTATGATGTTTTGGAAGCAGTAAAATGGTTAAAACTTCACAAGTTTAAAGTCCATAAATTGGATATTACAAATAATTGGTTTCGTTTTAGGCAATATGACCCAATATACTTAAAAAATGAAGGATATACACATTATTCTAATAGATTTATTGAAAATGATAAAATTATACTTGTAATTGCTTACAAATAATTTATTTTTTGACAAGCCCACTTTCCACGTCGATAACGAATTCATCACTATAAAAGATGAATGTTAATACATCAATAGCAACCTGTGTGTTATTGGTGAAACTTACATTAATGTTTCTTGGCACGTTTTTATCAGTGATGGCGGAACGTTCAATATTTACATAGTAAGAGCGGAATGTTTCCCAATAGGATTGATTCATTAAACCACAAGTAATACCGAAGTCGCTTGATGTGAGGGCTTCCGCAAGATTAATTTGTTCTATGAAGTTCTCATAACTGTAATAAAGAGTTGATTGAAGTTGATTTACACCACCGACAGATACTTGAAGATTTGTTAAAGAGATTGGATGACCAGTAGTAGGAGCAGTGTCAAATGGTGATTTCCAAGCAAAATCACCTAAACCTGCTTGCTGGGATGATATAAATGGCACAATAAGTATCCCTGTTGGATGTATTACACCGCTATTGATAAGTTGATTGAAATTACCACCAGCAGTAGTATTATTATATTGATTGGTTAAAATGGTTCTATAAACCACTTTTTTATTTCTGTTTTGCTCTACATAAGTTAATGCTTTTGTAGGTTCTATTTGTATTTGTGAGAAGTAAACACGACAGGCAGAGATTGGATGACTTGCTTGACTATTACCTAAATTAATCCCCGCTGCGGATGTAGTTGGAGGTTTGTTGATGTATAAACCAGCAACAATATTTGTGGTAGTCGCAGGGATACCAGCAGTAGTTGCTACATTAAGATAATTAAGAGTAAAAGGGCAAGTATTAGTGAAAGTGTTGTTAGCAGTCGCTAAACTATATGTAAGATTAGAAGCGTTAGGATTGGTAACGGCAACATTAACACTTCCAGTATTAACCCATAGGCGAATAGTACAATCAAACTTGCGAACTAATCCCACATTTCCTAAACTTTCAAAGAGATTAGATAGTTTTATAACAGCGGTATCATACCAAACCATATAATTAGTGTTAAGAACTTGATAAATCGGTTTTCCTTCATTAGTTAAGTTAGTTGTGCTTAAAATATTTGCGTGGATACCATTGTATGATGAAGCAGTATCAACATAACGATTAAGTTTAGATAAAATAGCATCATTACCAGTTCCGTCGTTAGGTTTTAGTTGAATAGTTGTAGGGTATCTCGCACCTGCTATTTTATTGTTAGTAAAACCTTGTCCGTTAGCAGTAGCGGAATTGCCATTCCAAACAGCAGAACGAGGATTATCAACACAATCACCAAATCCAAGAGTATAACCAATGGTTGCTAAATCATTGACAGACATTTCACTTAACATTTGGAAGTTTTTAGCAACATTCACGAACGATTGAGTGCTTTCAATTGTTTTTCCATTAATTTGTAAATCCGCTTGATGGATAAGATTGATAAAGTTAGTTTTCATTGCGAGAAGTTGAGAATTTCCAGCAGTAGGAGCAACGGCAGCAGCACCAGTTGAGAAGGCAGCGACCATAGTAATCGGTAATACAAGGAATAAATCATTAGTATCAGTAAATTTTTGGGAATTGTAAATTTGCCCTAAATCAAATTGGACGAGTGATAGTGAAGTATTAGTATAGACACCGCTATTAAGGTCATTAATGTAGCCATTATATTGTTTATCCATATACGGAGAGTAGTCATCAATATCTTGGGGGCGAGATGATTTTTCATATTCATAATTATCACTCATACTATTCTTTCTAATATTAATAAGAGAAAATAATTAAAAGATAAAATATTTTTATCAATATATAATAATAGAAGGTAAATAATGACGTTTTGGAATAAAGTCTCAAATCAAAATAAAATAGATAGTTCATTAATCAGCGAGTTGAATGATATTTCGTATCGTTCTATTGGAGGAAAAAGACAACCACCAAGAGGAGCAAAAGAAGGAATGGTAAGTTTAGGGAATATACCGTTCGAAGTAAATCCACCTCCAACGGAAATAACAAGAGAAATGATACAAGAATATCAAAAATCTCAACAAGACCCTTATATAGACCCTTTAACTGGTAATAAGTTTAAATACTATCCTTCTTCATTCAAATATGATACAGGTAAAATAAAAGCATATGTTCCTATTGATGATGCTACACTGGGAGCACCAGCAACAGAAAAAGATATTGAAGACTATAAAGACGAAATACATAAACTTTCTACAATTGATTTGCCAAGAGAAACGAAAAAATTAAAACTAATAAAAAAAGACTTGGTAGATGTTGATAAATCTATAAATGAGGGCATAAGTGTTAAAGTAAAAGGAGTATATGTCATGAAACCACTTACACCAGCAAAGTTAGCAACTGCTATTGCTTTAAAAACAAATATAGAAGCAAATATAACCGCCCAAGAAACGACTGTGTCTGACATCATAGACGATATAAAGATTAACCAAACACAAATGGAAGATGCTTTTAAAAATATCCAAGAGAACAAAGACGGATATTTAGCAGTAATTAAAGAAAATAAAGATAATTTGCGATTATATGAAGAGACATTGCTTTCTGTTAATAGAAATAAATTAAACTTACAAAAAGAACCGAATGAAAGTGATGCGAATTACATACAGCGAATGAATAATATAGAAGCAGAGGCGTATGATACAAACTTATACGAAGAACGGGCGAAATTAGATGAAATTAATAAACTTAAAGTAAATCTAAAAGGAATAATTAGAAAGGATGATATGATTGAAAACGTCATCAAGTCTTTTACAGGCGAGCAAATCTTCGTAGTCAATAAGAACTTTACTGTAATCAAAAATGCCTTTTTGGAAACTTTTGGATTTAACAATTCAAATCTAACCACAATTGATATAGTTGATGAAATAACAAATATTTTACAGAGAGTTCTCAATCCTCCTACTGCCTATGAAATTGAAAACGATACTTTAACAACCCCCGCAACAGGCGAACCAGTCCCAGTTCATACACTCCAAGACACTACTGGAAAAAACACAGATTACGAGTTTGGAACAAATACTAATTCATTATATATAAAAAATACTAAAAACAACAACCATTTATATCTCAAAATAGGGCAGAAAAATAAAAACGTGGTGTTCTTTTCTAAAACTCAAAACTCGCAAGGGAGTTTTATTGCTGTTCGTGAAAGAGGAGACCCGAGAGAAGAAACATTGAGATATTTAATATTTGACTATCTGTTATTGGATAAATATGCTGACACACAAATATTTCAAGGCTCTCATAAGATAAATGATATATACAAAACATTAGAAGATATGTATAAATTACAACCCTTAACCGATATAAAGACGCATAGATTAACCGCTACTACAATAAAATACGGTTGGGGTTTATCGCATCCTGATGAAGACTTGCCTGTTTATACGAAGTTTGGAAATCTTATAATTTTCTTACAAAAACTGTTTTATAAAAATACTTTATGTTTGAAAACCAAAGCAGGACATACTATTGATGGTCTAAAAAATACCAAAGTCAGCGATAATTTTGTTGAAATTATTATACGATTATACAAAGAAGAAACTGTTGATAGTCTTGTCAAGCATCTTACCACAACTGAAACTAATCTATTGAACTCAATCTTGTATATGGCAGGACTTCATAAGAAGTTCAAAACAAATACAAACGAGACTTTAACATCAGTAAAGGAACGATTTAAAATAGTTGAAGGTGAGATATTAGCAGGAAATAACAATCCAGAGGTTATAAGAGAACTAAAAGAATTATTATTAAAACTTCACCATTTAAACGCAATATCAATCTACGCAATGCGGAAATATTTAAAGCAATTCGATTAAATTATTATCTCATCTTTAAAATAGATAATAAAGAGATGTATCACGAAGTGGGCATTCAAAAATTAAGCGACAATCAATTAAGCAAACTACGAAATGGACATCCAGTTCGTGTTAAACTTGGAAATCATCATAAGATTTGTTTAAGCGTTCAGCAACTCAAAAAATTACACAAAGCACACCAAAAAGGCTCTGCCAGCACTGTGAGTTTCGACCCTTACCAATTAGACGCTCACGGAAGTGGTATTCTTGGTGATATTGGAAAGAAAGCAAAAGCATTCGTTCAAAAGTATAAACTTCAAGATATAGTAAATCCAATTATCAATCGAGTTAAAAATGAAAGTCATAAAGGCGTTAGTAAATTATCAAACTTCGCTCATTCTAAAATCAATACTTTACAACCAATAGAACAAGGCGAAGGAATTATAAGTGATGTTTTAGGTGTTCTTGGTAATGTCTCAAAAGTTGCTGGATTTGGAATTGGAGAAGGTGTAGCAAGACATCATTATACTCCAACTCATAAAACAAAATATCACCCAAAACCACCAGCACCTAAAAAACGAAGAGGTAGAGGTATAATGACAGATTTAGCAAAATCAGTAGCAAAATCAGTTGCTACAAAGGGTGTTGAATTAGGTTCAAATTTTCTAACTGATAAAATTGCTGGAATGGGTGTTGTGAAACACCGTAGAATTGTTGGCAGAAAACCAGCAACACCTCAAAAGAAATCTCACGGCGGAACTGGGGGAGCTTTGTTTCCAAGCGGTTATACTGGCAATGGTTGTTGTCGTAAAGGCTCATCGCTTTTCCCAGCATAGTTATTTAAATAGGTTTGGTGCTTTTTAGATTTTTCGTGTGTCCGTATTGATTTTTCTGAAAATCTTCCACCGCATTCACAAGGTTTTACTTCTCTTCTACCATTTTCAATTTCTCTGATTTTATCTTTTTCTCTATGAACTGCCATTTTTTCTGGATTATTATGTTTCCAGTTTTTCATTCTATCAGGGTTATCTATGTTGTATTGCTGTATGGTTCTTCCAGCAATTATTTTATTCAATGTTCCAATCTCTCTTATAATTTCACCTTCTTTTTTTCTTAATTCTTCAACTGAATTACAGGGATAATTTAAATATAACTCAATATACCAATCATTCCAATTTTCAATTTTACTATATAAGAGCATATTACTTCGCTTACATTCTTTTTTATGTCCTCCAAATCGTTTTGCCAACGATTGAATTGTTGAACCAACGTATATTAATGATGTGTCAGTTTTACATCTAATCGTATATATCTTCCCTTGTTTATAGTCAGGCATTCGTTTTTCTTCGTTTTATAAATATAAACATTTTAATATTTAAATCATTTTTTTATTTTTATTTAATAGAGAAATGCCTGTATTTCATTCAAACGCACTTTCAGACCGAGAGATGTTAGAAATATTAAAAAGTCAAAACATAGAAATAAATGGAATATATATGAAAGATGAATTGCCACAAAAATTAAAAAGAGGTAGTTATATTGTTAATTTACAGTCATCAAGTCAAGGACACGGAACTCACTGGGTTGCGTTTTATTATACGCCGACTTTCAGTTATTATTATGATAGTTATGGTTTTATAGCACCTCTGGAAATCCAAAACAAGATTAAACCATATACATACAATGATAAAGAAATACAAGATATAAATTCAACTGCCTGCGGTTATTACTGTTTGGCTTTTGTTTTGTTTCTAAATAAATACAATCATTTAGAGAAATCTTATAACGCATTCGTAAATCTTTTTTCAAAAGATACAGAAAAAAATGATAGAATATTATACAATATATTATATGAATAATTATGCTTCGTCTTTTAATTTTAGAAAATCCAACCATCCATATCTATATCTATCTTTTGGGTCTCTTGACTTCAAATCTAATAGAAAGAAATGTAAAGGTTCTTTTATACAAAGATAATATGCTTTCTTGATAACATCTTTGTCAGCACCATACATATTATGATTTTTTATAATTCTATCAACTGAAACATTGTCATTAATCTTATTTAGAATAAAATAATTGATATTTCTTGTTATAATCTTGGGAATTGATGTATATTCTTGTGCCATCAACCATACAGTAAATCCATACTTCCGCCCTGATATAAGGAACGGATTTATAACTTTAAATTCTTTTTTAGATAAATTAATGAAGTCATCAAAGACAATTAATTTAGGTTTATCTTTATTCTCATCATCAAAATCACTCAAAGCAGGAACTTCATTTATGTCATTGACGAACTCTATTTTATCATTTTTGTCTTGTAAAAAATTGTATAAAGGTTCATCTAACGTTGAAAAACTACAAATAATGATTTTATGAAACTCCCCCGATGTTTTAGAGAGATAATCAATAAACGCATTCGTCTTTCCTGTTCCTGTTCCACCAATACACAAAATCATACTGTTATGATGTATATGGTGATTTTTCCATTTGGAGGGCAATTTCTTTTTCTTATCGTTTGCCCCTATCTTATCGTACCAATTAGTAATTTCAGTCATTTTTTCTTCCTTTAATATATTATAATATTAAATTATTTGTTTTCTAATATTGTTATTCGTTCTTGAAGATTTTGAACTAATTTATATAAATCTTTTGTTGCTTGTAGATTGATAGCATATAAACTTTTATAATCAATAGTCTTGAAATCTTCTTTAAAAGTTCCATATATAAAAATTTCAGTTTCTTTAATATCCACATCATTTTTAATTTTGTATGTGAATTCATCAATAACTTCAATTATTTCTGTTTCAACACAACACCAACTCGAATTTATATTATTCATATCAATTTCACCTTCTTTTTTATCCAAAACTATTTTTATTTTTGTTCCTACTATTAATAATAATGATTGGTCTTTTGTTGAAATAAATATTTTAGTTTCATTATCATATTCGCAATCCTCATAAATATTAGGTATATAATAAGGTTCATTATAAACATAATTTTTAATTTCATCTATCTTCTCTGCGTCTTGTGCTATTATTCCACATTCTTTTTTTTTATCTCTATCAACTAATTTAATATATTGCTTAGGTTCTAATTTTTCAATTATTGATAAAGCATTTTCAATTGGTTTTATTTCTTTTTTTGTTCGTTCATCACTAATATCTTGATTAATATTATATTGTGTTCCTCTAAAAAACCAAACCGAATTATTATTAGTATGAGCTAAACCCATAGAATTAGCAGAACCTCCATATGTTCCTATACTAATATACCAACTATCATACAAATAAATAGTTCCATTTGCTACTGTTAAAGAACCATCACATCTAAATTTTCCAGTAGTCCAATAACCTAAACATCCGCTTTCGGTAGCCATCATAATATGTTCTTGTGTATATTGGTCGCCCCATCCAATATAACCACGTCTTGTAGATGAAGCATTATAAAAATCAAGATACCCGCAGTAATTCCCAGTTCCACCAGCATTTAATCTTGAAAATCCATAACCTCCATTGGAAACAGTAAAGCTTGAACCAGAAGCACTACCAGCACTACCAGCACTATCAGCATAACCAGCATTTAGTTTATTCCATCCCCCATATCCTCCATTTTCTTGGTATCTTACGCATAGATAAGGATTTGCTACGTTGCGAGGTAAAGCAAACTGTGCCCTATATGTTCCAAATCCATAATTAGCACCTAAACCAATATCCCATGAATAATACTGATTAGCACCATTGACACCTGGTCCGTTTGCTGTTCCTTGAATATAATTATAACCAAATTGTGTTGGACTATTAAAATCAGTATAATTTCCATGATTATTTCCATTATTATTGAAAAATCTTGAGTTTAAAGTATTTGCGTTAGTAGTTGTTATATAGTCTGCTATTGACAGTAAAACTCCATTATTATAAATTGAAGTTGCGTTTAAACTTCCTGAAACTTCTAATTTATAAGTTGGATTATTTGTTCCAATTCCAACATTACCAGAACTATAATAAATATTTGCTCCTGATGTTATCCATTGCGATGATGTTGTTGGTTTATTAATGAGATTATTATAATTAACAAGAATATTTGAAGTAGTAGTAATTGAACTATTAGTATAATTAACACAATTATTTGAGGTTGTTGTAATAGTTGTATTTAAAACAGTTGATTTATCATTAGTGTAATTAATACAATTATTAGAAGTTGTTGTTATGGTAGTATTTACGACAGTTGATTTATCATTAGTGTAATTAATACAATTATTTGATTGAGTTGTGGCATTAGTAATAGAATTATAAATACTTAAATCTGGTTTATTGATAAGATTATTATAATTAACTAAAAAGTTGCTTGTATTTGAGGCGTTATTACTTGTGATAAATGTATTTGAAGCATTAGCAACTGTTAAATATAAACCTAAATTGGGCGTATTAATATGATTATTATAATTAACCAAAAAGTTGCTTGTATTTGATGCGTTATTACTTGTGATAAAAGTATTTGAAGCATTAACAACTGTTAAATAAGAGGTTAAATTTGGTGTGTTAATATGGTTATTATAATTAACTAAAAAGTTGCTTGTATTTGATGCGTTATTACTTGTGATAAAAGTATTTGAAGCATTAGCAACTGTTAAATATAAACCTAAATTGGGCGTATTAATATGATTATTATAATTGACTAAAAAGTTGCTTGTATTTGAAGCGTTAGTGGTGGTATTATAAATGCTTAAATCTGGTTTGTTAATATGATTATTATAATTAACTAAAAAGTTGCTTGTATTTGAAGCGTTAGTGGTGGTATTATAAATGCTTAAATCTGGTTTATTAATGAGATTATTATAATTGACAAGAATATTCGATTGATATAAAACATTACTATTGGTTGAATAATTTGTAAGATTATTATTGATTAAATTACTTACATTATTCCCTTTTATGAATAATTCAGTTGTATTTATATTACCATTTACATCTAAATTATAATTAGGATTATTCATTGCTATTCCAATTTTTCCATCAAAAGTAATTCGCATTCGTTCAGTTGGTATAGTTGTTTGTGATGTATTTGGTCTTGTTGAAAATATTAAATCTCCATATTCTCCACCTGTTGAATTTTGAATAAAACAACCAATTTCACTACAACAATAATTACCCATAGCAGAATTATTATTATAACCGAAACCAATCCCATAATAATCGCCAGACGAATTTAGAGTAAATGAACTATAACCAATATTTAAAAGTGTTTGTCCTATTCCTCTTGGTGGTGTTAGAGCATCAATACTAACCAAAGCACCTGTATAAGTGCTATTTCTAACTTGAAACTTATTATCAGGATTATCGATACCAATCCCAACTTTATTATTACGAATACGCATAACTTCATTCATAGTTGGATTATTTTCAAAACTTGTTGTTCCTGTATTCATTCTAAAAGCAATACCATTATCAACACCACCACAATCAAAATACGTAGTATCTCCATTATGTGAAAGTCTTATAAAATCCCAAGTATCATCATTATTAGCAATAAATAAATCACCTTTTAAATGAAGTTTATTGACTGGTGCTTTATTATCTGCCAATCCTATCCCAACCTTATTACCTCTGTAAATAATATCATTTGTAGTATTCCTTTTGAAAGGGACATTACTTAAAGCATCGTATTCACTTGTAAAAGCAACAGTTCCCCAAGTTGGTTTAGTTAAAACATTAACCCATTCTACATAATTTAAATTAGTAATTTCTGTTTGATTAGTATCATACGAAACATAAGTAATATTTCCTCCTATATCATCTACTGGCAATGTATGATATTCAGTAGTCATTTATTAATATAATCTATTTAATAATTATAATAAAAATAAATCTTAAAAAAGGTCAATAATAGTAATTATAAACTTCGCATATTGAACTGGTGATAAAAATGTTAGTTGATAAATATTATTTGTTTTAACGAACTTATATGGAGCAATTTTTGTTAGATTTAAGTCATCTGGTGTTCCAAATGCTCTACAATGAAATCCTCCTGTTTGCCCTATACTTGTAGATTGAGACATCATTACTGTATATTCGCATTCTGTTAAATAAGAATAAACAGCAACAGAAGATGCTAATGATGCCATAATTTTAAATCTTAAAAGTTTAGTAATATCACTAATTTGTATATATTTAACGAATTTGGTTAAATCAATTGTATATGTATAATAATTAATAGCATTATAAGTTAATAATGTATTAGTAGAGATTAAAAAAGTTGATTTTTTACAATAATCACTATCAAGAATAGAGAAAATCATTTCATCAGTAGCACGAAGACTATTGTTATTATTATATATCTGGTTAGAATTATTAATATTAAAATTATAATTATCATTAGAACTGTTATTAATTTTAGTATTCAGTGTATTATAATTATTTAAAGAAGTATTATAATTGGCATTGCTTGTTGTGTTGGTATAACTGATAAGATTATTTGAAGTTGTGTTGTTATAATTGATAAGATTATTTGAAGTTGTGTTGTTATAACTGATAAGATTATTTGAAGTTGTGTTGTTATAACTGATAAGATTATTTGAAGTTGTGTTGGTATAACTGATAAGATTATTTGAAGTTGTAAGAATATTAGAAGCATTAAGTGAATTTGAAGAATTAAGATTATATGAATTTGAATTGATATAACTTATAATATTATTTGAAGCTGTATTATTGGAATTGATGAGAGCATTTGAGGTTGTATAAGTATAACTGAAAAGGGTATTTGAAGAATTACTTGTATAAATGTAATTTGTATTAGATGAATAGTTTAATACATTACTTGTAGTGAAAATATTGCTTAAACTAATTCCACTTAATTGAAGTTCAACTGCGTTTAAACTACCACCTATACCAGATGGAACACCTATACCTACACCACCAGAAAAAAATGTGCTAATTGCTGTGGAGTTTGCCACACCTGTTGTAAATAAATAATGGGTATTAGCATAAGCCAGTGTTATGCCTTGATTATTATTAGGAATACTAAAAAAGTCATTATTGAAGTTTATGTCTTTAAAATAAACATTCGGTGGATAATATGGTGTTCCTAATGACATCTGTCTCTTATTAATAAGAAAAAAAATAAAAATACTATTCAATTATTGTTTCTGGAACTTGACTTATATCTTGTGGAGGATTGGCATAAACTCGTGTATTACTGTCAATCATACCTAATTTATTAAGATTTTCATATACGGAGTTAATTCTCTGTAATAACAATTCTTGATTATCAGTAAAGTGCTTTTCATTAAAATGTATGTTCTCGAAATTAATTGATGGAGGATTAAATGCTGACATTTGTATTTCTATTAATATATTATAATTTTTTTCTACATTATTTATAAGATAATGTCATTCACTTTGGTTCTCAATTCTAAAAACGTATATGGTAGTGGAAACAACACTTATAAATATGATTTTATTAAGGGTAATTTTACTATTCCAGAGGATGCGGAGGCGATGGTTGCTAATGTTCAAATCCCTTATAGTTTTTATAATATTACCTCTGCTTACAATAATAACTCTTTCAAGTTTTATTTTCCAACTGGTTCTTCTACTTATTCGAGCACAACTATAACTATCCCTGATGGATTTTATACAACAACGTCGCTTAATTACTATCTACAACAATGGATGATAAGCAACGGTTATTATCTTGTTAATTCTACAAGTCAAAACGTTTATTACTTTACACTTCAATATAATACTTATCAATATGGCAATCAGTTGTTAGCATTTGCTGTTCCTACCTCTCTTCCTGCTGGTTATTCCTTACCAAGTGGTTATACATCTTTAACTATCTTTGGGGGTAATGGCTTTCCAACTGCTTCAAGAACTCCATATTTAGAAGTTTTGGCAAACAACTTTGGGACGTTCTTAGGTTTTAATGCTGGAACGTTTCCAAATGCGGGGCAATCATCAAATTATTCGGTCAATTCACCTATTACACCTGTTGGTTCAACAGTAAATTCAATTATTATTCGTTGTTCTCTGGTAAATAATAAAGTTGGCACACCTATGGATATTTTAGACAGTTTTACTATTGGCGGGACTTCATTCGGGAATAATATCAATTATGCCCCTTCTGTAAACAAATGGGTTAAATTATCTGCTGGTAGTTTTTCAAGTTTCTTAATCACTTTCTGCGACCAAAACTTAAATACTCTCGCATCGCTTGACAACAATATTCTAATAACAGTATTATTTAGATTTTCATCACCCAAACTATTAAGAGAATAAATATTATCTCTCATTATATTAGAAATGTCAAGACGCCAAAACGTATTAAGTTTTGTTTGTAAAGGAGGCAAGTTTTGTAAAGTTCAAGGGAAAGGATTAATAACACACGCAAATAGTATCGGCGATAGATTTAAACGAATGACTTTACAAGGGTGTGGAGTTGCTCGTAAGCATATTGTAGAAGGCGAAGGAGGTGTTATCAAACATCACAATCGCCCGTATCAATTAAAGGATAGTCAAGAACCTAAAACAAAATCTAACAATAAATATACACCAATTCATTTCAAATTATAAAAAAAAATGATTTATTTTTTTAATTTCTTTTCATATTAATAAGAATGAGTAAAGATAGTGTTGCTTCTGCCTATGATAATCCCTTATGGAAGTCGTTCTATATCCCCAAAGATAAAATAACAACAAGATTTATTGATGTTTTAAGTAAATATACTAATCTGCCTGCTACCTTTTATTATGATAAGGACATTAAGCAAAGTTATGGATTGCCATTATTAGAACTGAAAAAGGAATACGTAAGACAGATTAAAAATATACCATCATTATCACGATTAGAACGTGGAGATTATCAAACCGACAAGAGCAAGAGTGATTATAAGATTGTAAAGGATATTAAGTTTTTCACAAATAATTTACCATCATTTCAAAAATATAATGGACAAGATGATTTAACCTATCTTATTCAAAATCATAGATTATTAATGTTAGAAATATTAGAGCGATATAGTGATGATACTTCATTGAAAACAATAGAAGGGCGGATTGTAGCATTATTGCGTGTATTTTATATCGCCTATGGCATTAAGACGTATGAATTATATCAAAAGTATTCAATACTGATGTTGGATTTACTATTTCAATTTAGACAAGAAGAAGACAATCAGCAATTAAACCCCAGAGAAGAAAACGCATATATACCTTTCGAAGTTATAATTGATTTTCAGCAACAATTATTAAAGGACTTTCAAACCAATCCTACTTATGAAAACAATCAAAATTTATTATTGGTATCTTTATACAGATATTTACCAGAGAGAAATGAATTAAAACTGCTATCATTTACAAATGAATACAAAGAAGATAAAGATTATATTTATTTCGATAAAGATAATGATGTTATGTTATTATTGAACTTGGTCAAGAAAAGACACAACGCATTACATATTAATTTATCAAAAGATTTCCCACAGTTGGCAGATATTATTAAATCATCTTATCAACTATATCCAAGAATAAATGTATTCACAGATTATAAGGATGTAAAGAAACCTATTAGCGTTCATGGGTTATCAAAACGACTTACAAAATTATTTAGTTTCACTGGTAAAAATGCGGGTGTTAATAGTATTAGAAGTAGTTATTTAACATACCAATCAGAGCAGAAACGGTTATCAGTTGCGGATAAAAAGAAATTGGCAACATTAATGAGAACAAGAAAAGATAAAATTGACGCTAATTATATTAAGATATTACCGCAGAGTGATAAGAAAGAACTAATTGATGAAATTAATCAACATAAAATTAGTTCTAAACCAAGAGTAGCGAATACGTATGAAAAGCAGTTATTGAGAAATAAAGACTACTACAATAAAAATAAAGAAGCAATAATTGAGCGGGTAAAACAGAACTATCAACAGCGGGATAAAACTGATTTAGCGAGAAAGAAGATATTATATTATCTTAACAATGATGAGAATTATAGAAATAAGGTAAAGAAAGAAACTTTGGATAAATATAGCATTACAAACGAAAATGGTTCATATATATAATTTATTTTACTTGTCTTTTTTTCTCGTTCAGTTCTCTTAAATATTTCCGCATATAGAGTTTTCTTTTTTCTCTGTATGGTAAATTCGCAGTATCTGTTGGGATGGGTATTTGTGGTCTACCTCTTCTTTTTGGTTTAGGTTCATTTATTTTTACACTATTAAAAAGGTCATTAACCATATCACTACCCATTTTTGTAGCACTTATTTTTCTTTTAGTCTGTTCTTCCTGATTATTTGCTTTTGCTTTATGTCTTCTTAATTTTCTTGCTTCTGCTTCTTGTTTCTTATATGCTTCATCTCCAATAGATGCTCTTAAATTAGTTCTATGTTTGGCGACATATTCTTGGTTCTTTACTTTATCTTTTGTAGGCATTATATATATAATCTTTCTTGTCCTTATATATTACGGATATTTTATTTTTAAATCATTTTTTTTCAAGGAATAAACAAATGCTTCAATAGAATAATCAGCGAGAAATCAGCGAGAAATCAGCAATGTAATCAGCGACAATTCAGCGAGATAAAAGGGGTTTATTACATCCTCCTTTTCTGCCATATTTATAAGGGATTTATTGGGATAATGACCTTTAATGCCCTAATGCCCCCTGACCTTTATTTTTTATTCGTTTTGTATTTTTATTTTTATTTTTTTAATTTTTTTTCAATTTTCTTTAAAAAGGTCATTAAGGTCATTAGGTCCTTAATTGGTCTTATTATTTACTTATTATTATTATTATTATTACTATAATGCTCTATAATGACCTTTTAATGACCTTTTAAAAGTCTTAATGACCTTTTTTAAAGCCTTAATGACCTTTTTAAAAGCCTTAATGACCTTTCAAAAAGACATAGGAAGAAGAGATTATAATATTCACAAATACACATAAATAGGCATAATTCATAATTCGACATAAATACTCATAATTCATAAATACACATAAATAGGCATAATTCGTGAAATGGTCAAAAAATCAAAAAAAAATCATTTTTTTTACTACAGCTGACTACACCTGTCTACACCTGTCTACAGCTGGCTACACCTGTCTACACCTGTCTACAGCTGGCTACACCTGTCTACAGCTGACTACACCAGTCTACAGCTGACTACACCTGTCTACACCTGTCTACAGCTGGCTACACCTGTCTACAGCAGACTACAGCAGTCTACACCTGTCTACACCTGTCTACACCTGTCTACACCTGTCTACAGCAGTCTACAGCTGACTACACCTGTCTACAGCTGACTACACCTGTCTACAGCAGTCTACACCTGTCTACACCTGTCTACACCTGTCTACACCAGTCTACAGCAGACTACACCTGTCTACAGCTGGCTACACCAGTCTACAGCTGACTACACCAGTCTACAGCAGTCTACAGCTGACTACATCTGTCTACAGCAGTCTACAGCTGACTACAGCAGTCTACAGCTGTCTACAGCTGGCTACACCAGTCTACAGCTGACAATGTCTATATATAGCAACTTACGGACACATACTTACGGACACATACTTACGGACACATACTTACGGACACAAACTTACGGACACATACTTACGGACGTTTCTTTTCATCTCTTTTCAGGTCATATATGAGCTCCCTCCCTCCCTGCCT